TCAGGAAGCAATATTTTTTCTTTATTATATTCATTGATTTCTAATAACTTAGAACGTTGTAATATATATTTACTACTTTCTAAATCTAAATCTGAATCTATTTCATCAATTTGTCCTTGTAGATTGAAAAAGTTGACTATAAAATAAACAGCTGTATTCAAATCTTTGATATCTTCAACTTTTTGAACTAACTCAAATATATCAAATGTTCCACAGCTATCACTATAACATTTGAATAATTGAGTATTTTCATAATAATATAGCTTATGACTATTGCCACCATGACATATAGTTTTGGAAATGATATAAGTGTTAAACATTTGCGGTTGTGCGTTAAAAAAATCTAATAAATTATAAACATCATCTATCATTATACGTTCTTTTACTAATTCTTTATCATAAGACACTTATATCACCCCTTTCTATACTCTCATATAAATTTTAGTTTCTGTGATTGGCTGTAACTCATAAAAATAATCTGTACAAAATAATCCGTTGAAACGACAAGTTGATTTATCAGCTATCATCCAAATATAACATTTATTATATGAGCCTCTACGATTTTTGTATACCGACATTTTTACATTAGGCATTACTTCACCGTCTTTAATTATATTGGCTAATTTTTCTTTATCTTCATCTGTTACATCTAATAATAACATACCTGTATCAATTTTATCCGCGATACTTTTTGCTCCTCGTAAAAGATTCTGGTCTGGTATTTCTGCTGTTTTCCAATCTTGATTCAACTGAGTGCTTGACATAATAAATACATTATATGCTGTTGCTATTTCTTTCAATTTTACACTCAACAAAAATAAAATATTATCTTCTCGCATTCGCACCCCACCAGACCGACGAGTGATTTCTTCAAGAATTTTCATTGATGTATGAATATAGTCAATAAAAAAATATTGAACTGAATGCATTCTGATATGACGTTTGATTGCATTTTCAAAATCTTTGAGACTAAAATCTGGAATTACTTCTACATATAATGGAGATTCTTTTATAATTGCTATTGCTTCTTTTATTCTTTGTTGCTCTTCAAAAGTTAGAACATTGTTGAGAATATTTTCCTCATTTATATCTGCTAAAAAAGCAACCATCATTGTTTGAAGTTCATCTAATTCCAACTCTGTGCTAAGAAAAAATGAAGGAAAAGCTAAACCATTATCAACCCATTCTCCATTTTTATAAATCTTAGCACACCCACAATTACAAAAATCTGCCACCATAGTTCTTGTTTTACCAACACCTGTCGCGGCCGACCGTAAATAAAATTTACCTAGTCTCATTCCTCGTGTAACTGTATTGACCAAATCTCCATACATTGGTTGTCCTACATCTGGCGTCTCCTTGAGACTTTCAAACAATTCATCAATGCCATCTGACGCAGACATACTTTCATCTGTTGTATGATCTACATACTCAGCACGAATACGAGTGATTAGTCCTTCAATAATATCGGCTATTTCAACTAATGATTTGCTATCAAACTCTTTTTGTTGTTGTTCTCTCTTGGACGCATCTAATTCATCTGGATTATATAACCAAGATACGTCTAAACCAATTTCATCATATACTCTCAATAAAGTAAATTTTTTAACTCTATTATAATAATAATCAAAATTTTGCATGTCTGTCTGAGTCAAAGCGCTTTTGACAAATCGAGCCCCATCTCCTGCTTTATATTCTGCGTAACTTTGCGGCTTATCTTTGAGATAATCTTCTAATGTTTGAACTGTTATTTTTTGTGTCCCAAGAGACCAAAGATTATTCAATGCAGAGAACAAAACTTTATGAAATCCTTTTGGAAAATCATCATCAAATAATTCATATCTCGCATCATCTAAAATCCCAATATTATTGATAATATAACCCAGCACTTGAACCGTGGCAGGAGTATCTACATATCTAAAATTATTAGTCAAGTATATACCTCCTAGTGAAGTTCATAAAATTTTATATGACGAGGTTTTCTAATGGGAGTTGGCTTTGCGATAATTTCTACCGGTTCATTTCCTACATAGTCTTGAATTGTTTTACCTTTATTGAGCTGAGAATTTTCATATTGATTTTTTTGATATGTTAGATACTCTGCATAAACATATGGCACAATGCCTATTCCACCATTAGCTTGTTCCGCGGAACTCTGTTTTATTTCATACCAATATATTAGACAATTCAAAATTCCAGTTATAGAAATACCATCTTTGATAACCATATTCCTTATTTGTTTTTCTATCTTTGTTTCAAGATAGCTAACACCTAACACATGCTTCATAAATTCATGTATCTTTTTGTCTGTTTCATAACATTCTTTGTGAGCATATCTGCGTCCACCTATTACTTCAAATTCTACATCTTCTCTATAAAAGGTTTGTCCGCAATAAGGACATTTTACTTGAGATTGTTTTGCCATATTCTATTCTTTTCTTCGATATGATATTTGATTGTACCAAAACTAATAGGAGTATAATTAATCCGTTCTACGCAAACACAAAAATGTTTATGACTATATTTGTTATATATAGGATTATTATGAACATGACCAAATATATTAACATAAGGCATGTATTGATTAACATACATAGGTTTATGACTTAATATTCAGAAATCTTCTAAAATAATTGGATAATCAATTACTTCATCAAATCCTTGTCTAATATAATCTTGATTAGGTAAAGTATCATGATTTCCTTTAATTAAAATTTTTGTGCCATTTAAATGATGAAAATAATTATAAGGTTTACCAACATCTCCTAAATGATATACCACATCTGTTTGAGAAACGATTTTATTTCAATTATTAATAATAGTTTCATTCATTTCTAATATATTATTAAAATTATTTCGTTCATATATTAAAATATTTGTATCTGAAAAATGTGTATCAGCAATAAAAAAAATCATTAATCCTCCTTACAGATACTTATTTTAAATATATTATAACAAAATTTTTTGTTTTTGTCAAATGCAAAACCCGGCTTCCTAATGGAAACCGGGTGAAATTAACAGTGGCGGGGCAACTGGCATCCGACGCCAATACCTCTTTCAAGGTACGATCCGCTAAAAATTAATTTTATATTGGTCGTAATCAGAATTTAAAGTTAAACTTGTACTTTGAGTTATTTCATTTATTGGAATTAAATACATTTGTTTCTCTTTTGTTAAAATAAATAACATATAAATTCCTTCAAAGAGCTGTCTGCGGAAGATATTGGATTCGAACCAATGGATGAATTACTTCATCACGGATTAGCAATCCGTTGCATTTACCACTCTGCCAATCTTCCGCAGACAGCTCTTTAATAAAAGGTCCTAGTTCTCTACTAGTTGTCTGCCCCCTGAATATCAATTTGAATATTAATTTTTATTTTATTATCTGGACTATAATAGTGTCCATACCAAATATTATGATATGGTTTACTGCTAATATAACCAAATGGAGAATATTCAAGATTATGATCTTGAAAAAATTGTTTAATAGTTGGAATATCAAAATTTAAATAAGCATCTTTAATTTTTAATAACTCATTAGGAATATTACAGTCCATTACCAACTGCTTCCGTAAGATCGTCTACAATAAGAACAAGTTGCTCTACTTGATCACGAGACATTTCAGAAACTTTCTTTCCTTTGCCGAGATACTTATCAGTAATAGCTACAATGCGAGGAGCCCATGTAGTACCAAATGCTCCGCCAGTAGCATTTTGAATTTTAGAAACAAGAGTATTAAATTGATTTATAAGATCATCAAAGTCATAAGTAGATTCAATGTTCTTAATTGGCTCAGAGGTAATGAATTCGCTTCCCAAATCCTTTTCTTCCATATCAATAGCTTTAGAAATAGCTTTAACAAGAGCATCATAACTTAGTGGAATTTCAGGCTCAATGTAGCGGAAACGACTACCGCAAGCGATAGTATCATCATCTGAACGTAAAGTAAGAACTCTCTCTGTTGGAGACTTAAAATGAGCATAAGCATAAATATCTGCCATATTCTCAATAATAGCATTTACTCTAGCAGGAGATAGAGAAGGAATAATCTTATTATATTCAGTTCCATTAGGGCGAGTAAAAACTGATTCTTGAGCGTGACTAATAAAAATAACTGCATATCCGAGTTGAGTCAGAGAATTGAAAATCTCCTCAAACTCATCTCTCATTAATTTATAACCTTTTCCATACCCTAAACCAGATAAATCTTCAATACCTTGAGCATTACAAATATAACGCTCGCAATATTTTGCGGCCAAGTCTACGGTATCTACAATTAAAACTTTAAAGCGAGCTTGGACTTCCGGCTTTTTAAGTTCACGATAAACTTTTCGCATTTCTGCCCAAGAAGTAATATCTTGAGCATAAATACCACCGATAGCGTTATAACCACGTTCGCAAGCTAGAAGCAAACAATCTGAAGCTTGGGCGGCAAGTGAAGTCTTACCAATTTTAGCCTG